AAGCATAAGACTTTAAAAAAGAAGTTATTATCATTAATTAATAAAATGCCATCGCATTTTAAATCTGATAAATCTTTTGTTAAATCTGATTGGTCTTTACCAGTAAATGCAGAAAGAAAATATTTAGATTTATTTTATCAGGAGGTATCGGATTTAATGACAGAAACTGCAGAAGACTTTGGTTGCAATACTTGGAGAATACATAATGGTTGGTATAATCAGTATTCAAAAAACAATAATCATCATTGGCATACTCACCCACAATCTAATTTATCTGCAATTTATTTTTTAGAATTACCAAGCAAAGAATTAATTACAGAGTTTAAAGTTAAAACAAAGGTAAATGTAAAAGAAGGAGATATATTATTTTTTCCATCTTACATGTTACACCGAGCACCTATTAACAATACAAATAAAAGAAAAACTGTTATTGCTTTTAATTGTGACTTTCAAGTAATACCAACAGATTATTTAGGCAGGCACAAATGAGTTTTAGAGTCATAGATAATTTTTTATCTAAGAAAAATTATAAAACAATTATAAAAATTTTTAATACTCTAAAAGGCAATATACCTGTTAGGTGGGCTGAGATTGATTATCGTAGAAATGTTTTTTTAGTTGAAGCTGCTAAAACATATGACTTTAGTAAATACAAAGGTTTTGAAGAGTGGAGTCAAAATAATACTCAATGCAATCCACATGTAGATAAAGATGAAGGTTATTTTAAAAAAACTGGTAAATTAAAATATCCTATTTGTTCTTTAGTATTTTATGCAGATGTAAAAAAATTAAAAGGAGGTGAGTTAATATTAGCTGGAGATATAATAAAACCTAAATCCAATAGATTAGTTATATTTGATCCTGGATTGCACCATTCAGTTGAGTCGTTTAAAGGAACTAGAAAAGTATTATTACTTAATCCTTGGACATATAAACCAGAGGCATTTAAAAATGAAATTGTATAAAAATATATTAGAAGAAAAAGAACGCAAAAAATTATTACGGTTTGTAAAAACAAAAGTTAAATATTGGAATGACAATGTTCCTGGTTTGCAGACACCGATGAATTTGCATACGCACCCTGAAACACAACACTTCTATAATAAAATTATGAAAAAATATTTTAAAGATATGTCTATAGAATATTCTTGGGCTAATTATTCAGAGGGAGATATAATAAATTGGCATACACACCCAACATCTATAATATCTGCTGTTTACTTTTTAAAAAATCCTGATAGTTTAGGAACTATATTTAGAAATGAGAAATATAGTTATGACAAAATTACATCTACCAAATGTCCTGAAAATTCTTTATTGGTATTTGATGCAAGTAAAACACACTCACAACCATATTCTCCTAAAAAAATTAAAAGGTTTTCAATCGCAATAGATTTAATATGAATTTAAAAAACGCATACTGGTATTTTACAAGTAGATTAGGTAATAGATTTTGTAACGATGTAATACAACATGCAAACTCTAAAAAAGAATTAGTCGCTGTAACTGGTGACACTTCAAAGAAAGTTAAAAAAAGAACTAAGAAAGCATTAAACAATGAAGGAATATCTGATTCTATTAGTAAAAAAGAATTAAAAGATTTAAAAAAACATAGAAACTCTAATGTTGTTTGGTTAGAAGATAGATGGATATACGAAGAGATTTCTCCGTTTTTTCATATGGCAAATGAAAACGCAGGTTGGAATTTTCAATTTGATTTTTTTGAACCTATGCAATTTACAAAATATAAATTAAATCAGTTTTATAATTGGCACCATGATCCTTTTCCTGAGCCATATAACACTCCTAACAATCCAAACTTTCACGGTAAAACAAGAAAAGTTTCTGGCATAATACAATTATCAGATCCAAAAGATTATAAAGGTGGTCGATTAGAAATACAACCTAGAATGACAAAAGATCCAAAGTTAACATTAAACACAGATAAACATTTTAAACCTAGAGGAAGCA